TTAATTCGAAGGGATTTACCCGCCTCTCCATTTAGGGAGCCGACAAAAAATTCGTTGCCCCTGCGAACGCCGTTCGGGAGCGCGTCGATTAACGCTTGCAGTTGAACCGAGCGCGGAACTTCGCGTGAAATTCTTTCTGCAATTTGAGAACTTGAGTTGCCAAAACTAATTGTATTCATTATATTGTACCTATACTTCTCACACCAACTAAATATGGGGTGCGGCCTACCAAGCGCGTCCCATATTTTTTTTATTCACCCCAACACGTATTCTGATATTCACACATCTTGCAGTGAAAGAAATCTTTTGACTGGGCGATGCGAGGTAGCATGTCATTCGCTTTCGCAGCCGTCAAGATAATTACTGCGCGATCACTGGCGGCTTGGGCAAGACGTTGATCGAATGGCACTAGCTCATAGTAAATCTCGGATGTATTTTTATTCACAACGGTAAAGAGACAAGGGTTTTCAGTTAACTCCATATACGCTTGATACAAAGCGATCTGAGTCGCATATGTGGGATTTGCTTTAGTTACCCCCATACGCACGAATGCCTTGAACTTAGAATCGTTTGCGGACTTGTTTTCCCATAGCAATGGATATGACATGTCCACAGGCCCATCACAGATCACACCATCTATGTGACCGCGAATCTCTCCATCAGCAATGGAAAAGCCGAACTGCTCTCCGTTCTTGTCTTCCGTGCGTAGATCAAACCCTGCGTCACGTATCCACTTTGCTGCGTAGTCTTCGATGTTGTGACCGAACTCAAAGATGCGCAAAGTTCGTGCGCTGAACTTTTTGTTTTCGTCACTTGGAAAGTTTAGGTAACGATATTGTACCTTGCGCGAACATTCATCACCGATGCTAGATGCACCAATGTACTTGCGACGTTCGCGCTTTTTTTCATTGTTTAGGATACCTTGGTCTACAGCTTCCTTAATTTGTTCTTCGAGATTACTAGGCTCTTTAGAACGGGATTGATGTAGAAGGCCAAGTGCCTGTTGCGTTAACGTATTTTTCTTCGAGTTCGCCAACTTTAATCTCCGCTGCTAGACGTTGCGATTCTTGTAGGGCAAAGATTAAGACATGTACTTGATCTTCTGTTAGATCACTAAATCTTGTATCCCAACCGAACTTGCTCAATATATATGCCAATTCCTCAACTGGCTTTGGTGCTGGTGGCATGGTCAATGCATTGTCTCCTCGTATGACCCGAACAATTCTAAGACTTGTTCTACTTCTTCTTCCGGCATGTCTTTGTTTCTCAGGCCAATGTTTAAAACTTCTCTATCTTTTACAAAGGCTGCTGCCGTTCCAAATATGATTAGATTTTCTGAACTTTCGATTTCATCTTGGATGACTTCGTTCGCCACTCTTTGTATTTCTGTAAGGTCTTTTTCATCCTTGATGTAACACATTATTTCGTATTCGTTTGATTCGATGTCTTCGTCGGGTGTGTATCCAGTTAAAAGAAGATACAGGTCAAAACGCGGCATGGTGGCTACTCCATTACTACCTTATCAGCTAATTCACGAATGAGGATCATGGCCTCTCGTGTGTTTAACTCTACCCTACCGACCTCTTTACCGTCTACCCACATATAAACAACTGGGCCATTATCGCCTTGGCGAACTGTGATTAATTTAATTGGCATCGACTTTCTCCTTTGCCTTAGAGTAATGAGTTTGTAGCACATGTTGATGCCACAGGAAGTTCAATGCACATGCTGCACGATACTTCGTCCATGAGAAATCCATGAATCCTACGTCAACACCTTGCCTTGACAAATGCTCACGCTGCTTTGGTGTAGCCTGCTGATTGAGCCAACGCTTAGATTTGTTTGCCGCACTGCTGTCTTCGACCTCACGCAAGAAGTCATCTGCTGCTCGCATAGCAATTGTCTTGTCGCCAATCGAAACTGTTCGGGTTGTCTTCAGGTTGTTGTCGCGCACGAGTGCTACCCAAAGATTATCCGTGATCGGAACAATGACTACAAAACCGTTGAAGCCCATAGCCATCATAACGCTGCTTTCAGCAAACGGCTGAATCCACATGAACGGCGATAGCTTCATTAGATCGTATTCAGTCATTACAAATTCATGCAACTCTGTACGCTCTTTGACTCCGAACTCGTAACCGCAGTTAATGCACTCACGCACACTGGCGGGGTTTTCAAAGTCACACTCAGGACATGCCTTTGTGGGTCCGCCTTCTTCACTTGGTCCACGCTGTGAGCCGTCAAGGTTTGCCACATCATCCAGTGATCCATGAGTCAGCACACTTGTGCCAAAGTCCATAACGATACAATCTGTCTTGATTACATCTGGATGAACCTCTGGATCGACTGTGCGTAGCCCACGACCAATCATCTGCACCATCGTACCCTTCTGAGAACATGGGCGCGTTAGGATTACACAGGACACAGGTGGAGCATCGAACCCCTCTGTCAGTACCGCTACGTTAACCATAACCTGCAAGTCGCCATGTTCTAGGTCATGCAGCATCTCTGCACGTTCGTCCTTGTCTGTCTCACCTGTAACGTAATTGGCATTGTAGCCTGCGAGAAGAAACGCTGTGCAAAGATGTTCGGCATGTGCGACTGTAGAACAGAATACGACGGTCTTGCGATCACCTGCCTTCTCCTGCCATTCCCGAACAATTCTATCGTTAATGACTTGGCGATCCATAATCGCGGCGACTTCTTCCATGTCGTACTCTTTGCCGCGCTTGGTTACGCCGTTCAAAGCATCCTGTACGCCCAAGTCCACCACGAAAGTCTTTGGCGGCACAAGGTAGCCCTCTCGGATTAAAATGCCGATTTCAATCTGGTGCGCACAATTGGTGAAGACTGAGCGCAAGCCTTTGCCATCTCCACGATTAGGCGTGGCAGTAAATCCAACAATCTCTGCTTTGTCGTTGTCTTCCAGAACTGCATCAATCACACGGCGATAGGTGGGAGCCGCTGCATGGTGCGCCTCATCAATAACCACCATATCGAACTTAGGACGGCCTCTGAGGTTATTGTCGCGCGATATAGTCTGTACCATCGAAAACACCGCATCACCGTCCCAGTGCTTGACTGTGCCGTTCACAATGCTTGTTGTGATGTATGGGTTAACCTTCTTGAACTTCGCGCTGTTCTGCTCAACCAATTCGTCACGGTGCTGAATCACAAGAACCTTTTTGCCTTCTTTGTGGCGTTTGCCAACCAAAGCAGACAGCATGATTGTCTTACCTGCACCTGTGGGAGCTACAACGATTGTATTGCCGTGCTTGTCCAACGCTTTACATGCGTCGTTTACGGCGACCTCTTGATATGGGCGTAACAACATAATTACCCCACAAACTTAAATTCTGAAATTGGAATGTGAACAACTGGTTCAATGTCTTGCCAGTCGTTTCTGTCTTTACGACCACCGACCATAACAGGCCAGTCATTCTTAAAGTAAGTGTATCCGAACTTATCTTTCCACTTGACTAGAAGAATGCTGTTAATGCCAGACGCGTTTTTTAGTCCGTTTGCGGCTGAAACTTTGGAAAGAGATAATAGAAGTGTATCGTATTGATTGTGATTGTTTGTCCTGACTTTAACCTCACAAAACCCAACAACTTTGTCTTGCTTCAGAACACAGTAGTCCAAGTGGTATTGCTTGGGCATTTTTGCATATTGATAATCAAATGGACTACAGAATGCCTCAATCACATTACGCTCATTGCGTAAGTCATCAATAGTCTCATACGTGGGACGCATAAGAAGTCTCCTTAATTCGCTAGAAAGTTTGGGGGGTTTGCGGCCTCGGCCCCCCCAAATACCGAGGTCTAGCAGGCGCGGAGTGGCCCTGCCGCTAGATTACCTTTGTGCCCATGAGGGAACTGCGCCAGACTGCTGTGGTGCCGCTTGCTGCATTGGCTGTTGAACCGCTGCCGCAGGGGTCTGCATAACTGGTGCCTGTCCACTCGGGATGAACTCTGGCGAATTAGGTGTCAAAGCTGCGATCAAGCGATTGCTNTCTTCGTAGCCATTNGTCCCTTTCTTAATACCTACCTTAGCACAAATTTCCATAGCATTTAAGTCCATCATGCCAGAAATGTTACGTGCCTGTTGCGCATTTGGCGACATGTCGGCGGGATCAAGATTGCGACCACTTTCAATGATAGAGCGCAGAGTGCGTAAGCCAATCTCTTTTGCTTGTGGAATGCCACTTTGTCCCAGTTTGTCACCATCAACAAAGATGCGATCCCAGAATTTACGACGATCATGCTCACCGCCTACGATTGTAAATTCAATCTCCATCCACTTTGCCGCAGATGATTGTGACTTCTTGAACCATTGACCTGCGCCAAACTCAGGGATTTCCATATCACCTAGTTTGACCATCACTGTTGCACGACACACTGTTCCGTTTGGAATTAGTGTACGCTCATATGATTGTGGTTCGGCTGCTTGAACGTTGTTGAAATTTAACATTATACTTCTCCAGTTTGAGTTTGCGGATCAACAAAAGTTAATCCCTTGTTAGCCTGTGAATCGCCTACATTCATCTTGCGAATAAGATTACCTAAATGTGGCTCTTCCAGAACATCAAGTCTACCTGAGCGATCCTTTGCAGGATAGCCCCATTCATTAAGTGGTTGACATACGAATGCACGATATTGACCGTGATCCCCTGTTAGGATTGCCATAGTGATAACCTCATCAACAATCCCGGGCAATTCACGACCTGTTTTGCTGCCTTCAATTTGTAGCGCATATGACTTGCGCCCATAATCGTCCGTCACTTCGTCTAAGATGCCAACAAAGATGACATTCTTTTCACGAATGTGTTGGATGTGTGTCAGCCACGACATCATCTCACGACCATGCATACCGTATGCTGCGCGAGTGTCTAGCTTACCAGATCGGTCAGAACGCGCCTCTGGTTGCTGTAAGCACCACTGAAAGCACAAACGCCCTGCAACTGTAATAGAATCTACAAACAGCGTATCGTACTTGAGCAAGATGTCTGGATCGCCGTACATCGTTGACACGTAATCGTAGTGCGCTTGACTGTACGGCTGCTCTTCGAGCAACGATGGATTTGGACCCCCAATAAAACATGCGAGGTCACGACATTCTTGCCATGTTCTTGGACGTAGAACGTCAACGGGAAACCCTTCGATGGCGGCATCTCCCGCTTCCAAGTCAATGAACAATGTGGTCTTCGGTTCGAGTGTCCGCGCGAGTGTGGTTTTACCCACACCGCTCTGACCGCACACTACGATTTTATGGCCCTTCTTTTCAGCAAGACGCTGATCGGCTGTGATGATTTGCAACGCCATTATTCTTCCTCTTCGATTGTAAAGCCACCAACCTCGACAGTGCGACATTCTTCAAGTGCCTGTTTGATCATTGGCGGTGCTGTTGTGTACTTACGCTCTTCTACTGCAAGCGTAATTTTTCCATAGTGACGTGCATCGTGTTCAGGCATTGTCTGTAACACCTGACCTAGCTTTTCTTGATCCCACGTTACCTTCTTACGAACTGTGGCCTTGAGCTTCATATTGTTCGCAACGATATGAGTCGTGCCAAAGTCTTTACCATCTGCGCGTAAAGCATCACGCGCTTGGCTAAGAAATGTATCTGAGATTTGTTCTTCGATGTCCTTGAGTTCATCGCGCAACTCAGCAAGCACATGCTTGAGTTCTGTGCGACGCTCAAATAGTTCATTACTATTCATAGCATTCTCCGTTTGCAATTTAGACATCCCAATACCTATGGGACAAATTCACACAAGTCAAGAACTTTTTTCGAAAACTTTTCTCTTGACATCCCATTTGATATGGGATAATATGGGATCATAAGG